TTTTGATGTTAATACCTGTGGAAAAAGTTCCATAAGAAGCAACGATAATTGCGTTAGACTCTCTTTCCGTAATTTCTCTAACTAATTCTCTTTGTTCAGTGTCAACACCACCATGAATAAAAAATACTTTACGATCATCTCGCTTATTGCTATTTATCTTTTCGTAGAGTATTGCTCCATGTGATTCAACACGACTAAAAAGGACAAGAGTATTTCCTTTTAAATCTAAAGAGAGATTGGTTATAAACTTATTTCTCTGCTCGTGAGAGATTAAATACTGTATCTCATCTTCATAAGTTTCAAACTTCTGTGGTTGATGTTTAAGAACAAGACAACGAATATCCAACTGAGAAAGATGACCTTGCTTCATCAACTCATCAGTTCTCGTTACTTTATATGATGGACCAAATAAACCTTCCAGGACCCACTTATGAGTTTGTGTTCCATCAAGAGTTCCAGTAAAACCAAATCTATACTTAGCGTGATGAAGTTTCGTCATAATCTCAATCAGAGATTTACTCTTGAATAAATGTGCTTCATCTCCTATAATGACGTTATAATCTTCAAAGAATGAACGTTCTAATTTATATACAGACTGCCAAGTAGTGATTGTAACTGGATATTCATTAGTCTTCTCCCTACCCGAATAGATACGGTGACAATATGAATCAGCATCCCAACCATAGTCTAAAAAATCCTTGTACATCTGCTCTACAAGAGATGTCGTCGGAACAACTAAGAGAATTTTTTGCCCTTTATCTACGTAATACCGTACAAGGGAATAAATCATCAAGGATTTTCCTGAGGCTGTGGGTGATATCAGCAATTTTCGGTTATGTCTCAGAGCATCGTATACTCCCTCTACTTGATACTCTCGCGGAGAATGAGAACAAATAGAGTTCATATAACTCTTTACACCTTCATATGAGATTTCTTCATTAATCTCAAATGGTTGCCCATAGAATTTATTTTCTTTAAATTGATACTTGTAGTTATGATTTTCTAACTTATCAATTACCTTAGGAAGAAGACCTGCGTATATCTCTCCAGTATGAGTGCTTAGTAGGCGAATCTTTCCATCCCAGTGTCTGCTTCTATACTGAGACATAAATTTTGCAGACTCTACTTCAAAAGTGAAGTATGGTTGAAGTTCATACAAAATATGAGGTTCACAATCTAACTTTAAGTAAACCTCATTTTTCTTTTCAATAATTACGTCACTCATAACAATGTTATTGCTATGAGTATTTATTTACCCTAGACCAGACTGAAAACGAATAAATTCTATAGCATTTTTAATTTGGTAAGTCCTGTTTTGAATCATCTTTAGAATACTTTCAATATAACTCAATAGAGTTTCGTAGTATTCAATTTTTAGTGATACTTGGGAAAGTTTTTCATCCGAGTCCAAGTATCCTTGTAGAGTTTCTTTATCCCTTATTTTTTTAGGAAATGGATTCTCCACATAAACATCAGGATCTGCTTTTCCGGTAAAATATTCGTATTTTTCGTGCCTCAATTTTTTCTTTTGCTGTTCCGATTTCTTTTTTAGCAAATTGATTGTATTGTATAAATCAAAATATTTTGCATGGAGTATGGGAATATTTAAAGATTCTGTATGAAGATTATCAATATCCATCTTGGAATCTTTTTCCCACATAGACTGAATTGTATCTAAATCAATATTCATAATTAAGTGAAGAAATTATTGTGAAGTTAGAGGATTTCCGTTTTTATCTAAAATATTATACACCAAATACTTAAATGTTACATCAGCAGTAAAATATTCAGTGTCTGTACTTGTAGCATCAAATTCTAATGGAGACAAATAAACTGGGAACATAGACCTAAATTTAACCTGGAAGTTAAATCTAAGACTACTATTTAATCCTATTAAAGTACCATCAGAATATAAGTTTAAATCTGACTTATATGGTTGTTCAAATGCTTCGTTTGAATTTTGAAAGTCGTATATTTCTTGCAAACTCTCTGGAAATCCAAGACCCCTCATCCAGTTTTGAATTTCCATATAATTCTCTAAATTCTCATCAACCAAAAATTTGATGGTAAAATCATCAAATACCATTTTATCACCGGGAACTGGTATGTCGTTCAGATAATTTGGTTGTACTGCTACTCCTAAGGTTAATGAGGGTATTGAAACTTGATTTGAAAAGAAGGCAACCTTAGGTGCCCTATTCAATGAAAATTTAAAATTAACTGACGAAAGAAAATTTCTATTTTCAATCTGATTGGAAAATCCAGCCATTGTGTTTTTTAAATATTTAGATAAAAAAAAGAGGGTCCACAAGGACCCTCTTGAATCTTTATGTAAAGTAAATTACATGAGATTTTTGACCGCGACTCTTCTGTAGTAGCGGTTAGCGTTAACGCGGAGTCTTCCGAGACCCTGATCAGTGCCTTCAGCGAATGGGTTAGCAACAAGACCATAACGGGTCTTAAAGCCAATCTTGGGCTGGAAGCTGTTCTCACCAACGGCACGAACCATTTGGAGGGGAACATATGGGCAATAGAAGAGACCAGCGTCATAAGGTGAAGAACCCTTATAACCTACAACGTAGTACTGGTTGCCAGGAGTTGCGTTACCTGAGGTCAGGTTAGCAGCATATGGGTCGATGTATACGCGGAACTTGCCCATGAGGGTACCAGCAAAGGTGTTGCCAGTATCATCAACGTTCAGGTTAGCGTTGAGTGCGGGGGTGTAGTCAAGAACACCAGCCATGGTCAGTGCTGAAGCAACGTCAGCAGAGCACATGATGATGTTGCCCTTTCCGCGACGAGTTCTTTGTGCGATTGCGTTAGCATCACGCTCGATTTGGAAGAGTAGACCCTTGAACTTCTCAACAGACCAACGACCGTTTGAGTCGATGTCGAGGTCAAATACGCCAGGAGTTGCTACGTTCTGTACAGCACCTTGCTCAGCAACCTTATAGATGGTTCTGATGACTTCACGGTTGATTTCAGCAAGAATTTCGCTAGACAGAATGTTAGCGAGTTCTGCTTCAGCATTCAGACCGTGGATTGCCTTGAGGTCCTGAGCGAGTTCTAGTGAATACTCAGCCTTCAGAGCACGTGACTTAGCGGTAACGGTGACTTTCTCGATTGAGAAAGCCATCTGGTTGAACGCATTACCGTCAGTTCCATCAAGTGCCTCAGAATCTCCAGTAGGCATACCCTGACCGACGTTATATGCGGTTGAGGTAGCGGTTCCTACGGGGTTGAGAAGTGATGGGTTTGAACCAGCCTGAATGGTGGTACCAATACCAGCATTAACATCAGCAAAGTCGCGGGTAAGAGTAGTATCGAAACCTGCGTCGGTGCCGGAGAATGTGGTATCTGCTTCGTTATAGAATGCCTCAGTTCCACTCTGATTGGTGTAACGTGAGCGCATTGCGAAGATGAGTCCAGTAGGACCACTCATTGGTTGAACGCCAGCCAGGTCATAAGCGACCAGGTTGGGCATTGAACGACGGATGAGTGAAATCAGGACTGGATCGAAACCTGCAGTAGGACCACCTGCGAGTGAACCACCACCGAATCCACCCTGGGCACCAGCAGCATTACCGCTGTTGGTGGGGGCTTCCATGAGCATATTCATGGAACCATTGTCGAAAGCTGATTGCTCTCTTAAAAATCTTTCTTGGTTTTCGAGCAGGACAGCGGTTACAGCTCTACGATGAGAATCTTTGATTCCACCCTCGTGGTCGAGGAGAGGTGCCCACTTTTCCTGCAGATGCTCGGATTGGAACATTTGCTTTTACCTTTTTACTAAAGTGCGTTTTTTGGGTTTGAATTATATTAAATTCAATTATTTGCCGAATGCTGATAAAGTCTTCAGGTAGGCAGACATTGGGCCAGAAATTGATTCTGGTGCATTGTCTACACCTTCGGATAGACTTTCAGTTCTTGCAGAAGGAGAAACTGCTCTTGATGGGAAATATGATTCCTTCAAGGTCTCCAGTTTTTCACGATATTCTTCTTCACTTTCAAACTCAACACTTTCGGCAAGTGAAGCGAGCTTGTCTTTCTGAGTGTCTGCTAGACCTTCAGAGACCTGTTCAAAGATTCCATCAGCAACCGACTCTGCGAGACGCTTGTTGAGTGAAACGTTCTTCTCAATTTGCTCGTTGAGTTTTGTCTCCATTTCATCAAGTTTTTCTACCATGCTCTCAAGCACATCATATTTATCTTCAGGGATTGATACATAATGATCTTCAAAAAGACCTCTCATTCCTTGGAGGAATGATTCGGTCATTTCGGTCTTAAGACCTTTTTCAATAGCAAGTGCGTTCTCAGCGAACCACTCATCAGCAACATACTCTAGATAAGAATCTACTCTTTCTGAAAGAGCAGTCTTAATTTCTTCTACTTCTTCGAGAAGAGCAGTAGCATACTTCTCTTCAAGAGTCTCTTGAATTTGAGAAACTCTTGAATTGATAGCAGCTTCAAAGATGGTGCGTGCTTTTTCTTGGAACTCTTCGGAGAGCTCTTCACCTGATAAGAGAGCATTAACATCTTCGTCGATGTTAAACTCTTCCTTCATTTTCTTCTCCTCATCCTCTTCTTCCTCTTCACCCTCTTCTTCGTCCTCTTCCTCTTCTTCCTTTTCGCCCTTCTTCTCAGAAGCTTCCGATACAGTATCAGTATCCTCTACTTCAGATTCTTCGATATACTCTTCATCTTCAAGATCTTCTTCTTCTTTAACTGCCTTCATTGCTTCAGCAGCTGCAGCACCTTTATTAACAACATCTCTTACTTGCTTAAGAGTTGTGCCAGGTGTCTTTAGTTTTGCTGAATCATCATCTACTTTGTAGTTTTCTGGTGTTGGACCACCAAGATCTTCCCAACTACCGGTTTGACCTGGTGTTGAGCCTGAAAGATGCTGCATTGGATCCGCTGCTTTAGCACCAGCATTAACAGCGGTTCGGGATTGCTTAGTGCCTACTTCCATTTCTTGTAAATCTCCACGAGACATTTGAACTCTCCGTTTAACCTTTAGTTATAAACTATATTTATTTATAATTTAATAAATTACAATGAGTTTAAAAACTCATTGAATAGACTCAATTTGTAGTCTTCGAGTATACCTTGATCCACATATGTATTAATTTTTTTCTCAAAATTTTCAACTTTTTGTTCAAGGATTCCATTATTCCATACCCACTCAACACCTTCCATAATTCCCTGAACGAAAGCATCAGGTGCTGAAGGATCTGCTACAATATCAGCAGCAGTTGCAAGCATAAAATCTTCACCAACTTCTTTATACCCTTTGCTATTCTCTCTCAGTGATCCAATTCCACGAGAAGAAACTCCTAAGCAAACACCTTCCTTAAGTAAAGATTCTGCAATCTTACCCATAGGGGTTGAAAGAATTTGTGCCTTACCAATCCAATTGTTTCCTTCGCAAGTAAGTGAAACAATCTTGTGAGAAACTCTATCAAGATTTACAGTTGGACCATCAGGATGACCTAACTCGCCAAGAGCACGACCTTTTTCTACATACTGTTCAGTATAACGATTTACTTCCCTTTCCATAATGGAACGAGGATACATACGACCATTACGGTTTACGCATTCTGCTTGAAGGAAAGGTCCTTGAATGTATAGTTTCTGATTCTTTCCAGAACCTTCAGTTAAAACTTCTACCTTTTCAATCTCTTCTCTGATTAGTTTCATTTTAGGCGTCTCCTGAGATTTGTACTTGTTGATAATACAATGTTCCAGATCCTGCACCATATGCAGAAACTTTATTTGAGTTTGATATGGTTGCGTCGGGTGATGAGAATGCCGTAACAATACCACTCGAATTGTAATTAACAGTCATTCTAGTTTGGAAATATCCATCAACACCAGCAGAAGTATCTACTGATAAGACCTCTTGATGAGTGAAATCATAATAAGATTGTCCAGAAGCAGTTAATGAAACATAATCACCAACTGCAAATGGAACTTGAGTTCCTTCGGGTACAGTTACCACTGTTGTTGCTCCAGTGGTAACACCAACAACTCTATTTGATGCTTTGGTTAATGCAAGTGTCGCTGTTCCACCTGCTGGTACATAATAGTCTGATACTGTTGCTGAAGGATTACCTCCAACCAAAACGTGTGCAGCACTATTAACAGCAACTACTCTTAGAACACTAGATTGAACTGAAAATGATGATGATGTGGTAGCAGTTCCTGCGCTAAATGTAAACGAGGCGCCAGCTCCAACTGGTCTATGAGACATTATTCTAACAATACACTTTTAGTTATTTATAAAATACTCAATTACCTACTGATTTCTTCCCAATCTAATGAAGCAAAAACATCAGCACCAGCAGTATCAGACGCAACTACCAGTGTTAATTCATAAGGAGTTCCAGTCAGTCCATTTCTTTCCAACTGAAACTTAAATAGTGCTTCTTTCAGAATATCTACTGATGCAGCAGATTGATTTGATGATGAGAAGAAACCAGATGCTAATATTCTTCCACCACTCACAGTTCCTCCATCAATCTTATATTCCACAGCACTATCAACACCAGCACTCGTCCAAGTGCCACCAGTAGTAGTTGCTGATGCTCTCACTTGCCAGTTGTATTGTGGTCCATTTCCAGTTCCCATCAGTGAAAGTGCGGTCAAAATTACAATCGCATCTAATCTATCTGGAGAAGTTTTGAGACGAATAGAAAGAACTGGATAATAAGTTCCTGCAGGAGAAGGTAAATCTACTGGTGCTGTAATTGGAGTATCTACTGCTTGTTGCAATCCACGCAATTCATAACCACCTTCTGAAATTACAGTGGAGCAGACCTGCTTTATAGTGCTGCTACTTGTAGTAATTCCAGTGTTGGCAATCTCATATCTTAAAGGAAGAGATGCTGTTGTGATATAAGTTGATTGAATTAAGTTTGCGTGATGGAATGAGTGACAATGAACAAACTTTCCGTCAATCACAAATCCCATTCGGACTGTACCAAGACCTAACCACTCAATATCCATCCAAAGAATTTGTGCTTTGGTAATATCTAATGTAATACCAGAAACACCAGTTCCATCTAATTTATCAATATTCCAATCAGATTGTGCAACTGAAGTTGAAGTCCCAGTAGATAAACTTCTCTCTACAAAGTAAGGAGTTGTGCCATTAATCTCAAAATACATTCCATTATCAGCACCAAAATATCCAACTCTTTGTCTAAGATTTTCTTTTGGTGTTGCGGGAACAAAGGTATTTAAAACAAGTAAAGATTTTCCTGGTTGATATGAGAATACTTTTGTAGTCTCTCTAATTACAGAACAACCAGCAGTAGTTCCAATACCAATATTGATTAAACCTTGAGTAGTTGCAAATCCAACTGTAGAACCAGTCCCTACAATCAAACTATCCCAAAGATTATTGTCTCTATATCTGTGAGAACTATCAAAAAGTGTAAGTGGTTGAGATATTCTAGTTCTTCCGAAAGCATCTGGATTTACACTTACTGGAAATCTATTGAGATTATCAACAATTTTTCCATCTCTGGTCGCAGCACCAAAAATCTCAAAAAGACTTCTCTCTTGGTTTAAATAATCTTGAGTTGTTATATTCCACTGAGCCATTAATCAATCCATTCCAACTTTGATGGGTGGTATCTTTTTGCGTTTTTAATATTTAAATTCTTTTCAACTACAGGATAAATTTGATGAACAACTGCTCCAGGATACTCGGTTTGAAGTTGCTCACCAAGTTCTCTAGTTGAAGGAATTCCATTTTTAGTAACTAATTCCATTCTATACAAACTCCCATTCCACATAATATCGGCAACATATTCTTCACCGACTTGTTGTGGTTGTTCTTGCTGAGAGTTTATATAGAGATTTCCTGTAAAATCTCCAGCAATATTAACCGATTCTGAGATAAATTGCTTGAAAGATTTCATTTCATTCCTCTTCTTGTGATCCTTGATCAAACATACTTACTGCAACTTCAGGTCTAAACTCATCAACCTTTTCCGCTGCTTTTGTAAATAGTAAATCTTTAATCTTATCACTAATCTCAGATGGAGGTGAATCAGATACAATCATGTCCATTAAATCATCCATTGTTATAATCCAAAATTAATAATCGTTTTTATTTATATCTCACCACCCTTGGGTAGTTCCACTGATTTTGTATCAACTTGAGTTGCTTTATTATCAGTTCTAAGATCTGGTTCCATTACTGGTTGTCCAAGATCCATTTGGGATGTTTGGTCTAAAGGCATTCCAGTTGCTGGATCAATTGCTTGACTTGGATCTGGAATAACTCCATCTTCAATTTCTTTTTTGATAAGAGCATCTTGTTCGATAATTTCAGTATCAGTCTGTCTAAGAATCTTACGTCTTACATAATCTTGTGAAAAATACTTTCCAACATAAGGTTCTGCAACTTGAACCATTCCCAGTCTTTCATTCAATAGTTCTGCATCCTTAAGTTCTGCAAAATGGTTATCATATAGGAAGTCGTACTGGATATGCTCATTCATAATATCCCAATCTGCTGGGGTTATAATATTCTTAAGAATGAGTTGAGTTCTGAGCATATCGCTAAACATATAAGAAAATCTCTTTCTTAATCTTGATACGAATTTGCTAAACTTAACTTCATCTCTGAGAATTTCTGATGATCTTCCTAAGTTAAATCCTCCATCTCCACCAATTCTTGATGTTGGAACGTTTAGAGATCTATATAGTTTTTCTTGGAAATAATTAATATCAGTAATTTCTCCAAGATTTTGTCCTCCGGGAAGAGTTGAGATTTCAGTTCCTCTTCCACCTTCGCGCCGAGGTAACCAGAAATCTTCAAGCATCGCCATGAACTTCTTATCGTCACGAATTTCGCCGGTGTTTGCATCATAGACTAGTTTATTTCTATAACGCATCATAACATCGCGAAGATATTGTTCTGCTTTTACCTTCGGAAGATTGCCAACATCAATATAGAAAATTCTACGCTCGGGAGCACGAGATAATCTGTAGATAACAAGGGAGTCCTCAATCATACGAAGTTGATTAAGTGACTTGATTGCCTTGTGAAGATAAGAAAGTGTTGATCCCTTATTTCTATCTACTAATCCTGAGGTGCAATAAGTGATAGAATCCTTAGTCATTTTAACACCAGCATTCGATCCTCCAAGATTTCCAGGTGCTGGAGTTCCTGTTGGATAAGTCATTTTTGGTTGATAAATGAAGTATTCTTCAATCTCGGGGAACTCATAATCCATTGGATTATCAATGTTCCGGTTAGATACTCTATACTTATCACTTTCTTTATTCTTTGCTTGTCTTACATAACGCATTTTCATTGCGTCAATGTATCTCAGTTCCTGTATTCCTGCCTCAGGATTCTTGAGATCGATGACTTTGTGATAATAAAGTCTTCCGTCAATATACCAGTTTCTATAAATTTCGTGAGATTTCTTATCAAAATCTAAAAGTTCTAAAATATACTTAAACTCTTGACGTATTTTCTTTTTAATGCCGTCACTAGCATTCAAATTGTCCAAGTCAATTTGAACTGGACTATCATTAGTGTCACTTACAATTGCTTCGTTTACAATATCTTCGATGGCGCTGTCACACTCTGGATGTAACGCCATCTCCCGATATCTTTTAATTAAATCAAACTCTGTTCTATAAACTCCTTCGATATCGACATACGAACCAAAAAATCCACTACTTAAATAGTGGTCAACCCCGTCCTCATTGTTAGGAGGAACGGGGGAAATTGTAGTATCTGATAATGGTTCGTTATCTTCAATCGAAAAACCAAATAGTTTCGCCATAATTTAAATAAAAGATCTATACTGCTCTTTCTATTTATCCTTCTGCAGTATTGCTACCTGGACGCTCAGGATACCAGTATTGAACTTGGAATTCTACTGTGAATTCTTCAATAGTATCTGTAGTGTCATATGATAAATCAATAGCAGAGATACTAGTTGGGAAAATATCCTTGAACTTATACTGTGCTAGAACAGAGGCATTTCCACCTGTACCAGTACCAGTTTCTCTTCCTGGAGTTCTTCCACTAGTGAAATCTGAATTTCCTCCATTCTGAGTTCCTCTACCCAGTTGTAATACAGTAGCATCGGCCATGTAATCTACAGGTGAAGTCAAACCACTGTGATCAGAATACTGACCAATGTTTTGCATCCACGCTTCAAATGCTCTTCTATACTGGAAGTCTTCGTCGTTGATAACGGTGATAGTCCAGGTATCGAAGGTTCTGTCGCCAGCAACCTTCATTGTTCTACCACGGAAAGGAACTTCAATGGGTGAAATGTTTGATGCTGGTAAAGCAGCTGCCTTACATAAGAAAGTGAATTTTTCAGCATCAAACTGACCATCACCATCACCTTGCAGACCCAGATTTACTCCAGCTGCAGCGCCTGGTACATTCAAAGAAACTTCAAAAAGGTTGGGGCGGGCACCGCCGCCAATTAGTTTTGATTTGAATTGTGAGAGACTTTTGAGAGTAGCCATTTTTTAATCCTCCTGTTTAATTAATTTATTGAGATGATCAAACAGATCCAGCAACTTCTTCAAAGCTTACGCCAGTTCTGGTTGCAACGAAGGTTAGAGTTACATAGTTAATTGATTTAGCTGGTTTCAGGAAGATGTCAGCTCTAAACTCATTATTATCAATCACATCTGGAGTGTTATTTGTTGCATCACAACGAACGAAGAATCCATATAGACCTCTCTTCGCTTGAACATCACGTAGGTATGGTTCAACAATGTTGATAAAGTTTGCTCTGGTAATCTCATCGTTCAGTTCGAAGAGTTGTGCCTCAGCACTTCTTTCTAGTGCCTGCTCTACAGTTAGGAATAGACGGCGAACGTTAATTCTATCAAATGCGGATGCATATCCAAGAGCAGTCTTGTCTCCGAACAGGAGAATACCAATACCTGGTTTGTTGATGATTGCGTTGATTCTCTGAGGATAGAGTTGGTCTCTCTGTGCTTTATTTGGATTATACGCTAATTTAATAGCATTATTCAGGATGCCTCTTTGCTGTCCTGCAGGTGAGAACCAAGGATAAGCAAAGATAGAAGTTCTTACACATAGACCGGCAACGTCAGCATTACATGGAATGTAACGGAACTTGTTGTTGAAACGGTCATAGGTGTACTTATATCCCGCATCAAAAATTGCATATGATGAAGAGGCAAGTGGTGAGAAGAACTCTAAGACGTTATCAGTTTGAGTGTCCGTATTTGTAAGATCAACAACATCTGCACGATGTGGTGAAATTACAGCAACGCAGTCTTTTCTATTATTAGCAATAGAAATAAGTTGATTTGCCTTTGCTTGTGATTCGAACTTGTTCCCTAAACCAGGACCCATAATTAAGTAATCAACTGCAATCTCATCTCTGTTGGAGAAGAGATTGTATGAAGTAAATAAATCACCTAAAGTTGCGGTCATTCCACCAGAAGCAGAATAATCTTGACCACCACTAAGGTTATAAGTTACGTTTCCAAGAGCACTGTATGTTCTATCTTGAGAATCTAAATTCCACAGACCTTCCGCTGTAGTATTTGCAGTAAATCCAGAACTAAATCCAGTTGGAACCACATCCTCATTTACATTTAGATCATCTGATGGATTGTCTCCAACATAAAGATATTTTGAAAATACTGCAAGATAATTCTTCCACCAAATCTTCTGTGGAGAATTGACTGCAGAGATAGCATCGGTTGCCTTAGATAGTCCGATGAATTTTTCAAGTAAGTTTCCTTGAATACCAGTTACAGAACCAGTATCATCTACAACTACAACGTGAATTTCATCACTCTTACCGTTTCTATCAACTGCATACTGGGAAGTACCTGGTTTGGGAGCAATTGATCTCCAGAAGATACTTGTATTTGTGAGAGTTAAGGTTTGCTGATCGTACCAATCACGGATTGGATTGGCGCCAGTGTTAACTGTTACGCTTGTAGTAGCAACACCCGCATTAGTTATCACATTAACTGTTATAGAACCACCTGAAGTGGATGGTTTGAATGATCTTAACTGCGAAAGTTGGGCATACTCAACCTTAGTTTCAGTTCCTACAGTATCTACTACAGATACAACTTTAACATCTAAAGTGCTTGCTCCGATTCCGGTAACAATACCCTTAAGATATCCATTGAAAAGGGAAGTAGTTCCTACGCCAGCAGAAGGTACATTGGTTAAGGTTGTAGTTACTGCATAACCAACCTGAACGAATGTTGTAGCAGCAGCACCAACAGTAATAATTTGGTCTGCTTTGTCGTCAATTACACATACCTTAAGATCGTTTGCCCAGGAACCAGGACTCTTAGCTGCGAAAATGTAGTTTGCAATATCGTCAGCATAATTTGCTTCATAATCGTCAAAATTCTTGATTTTGAGATTTGGTTCGCCAGCGGTTGAAATTCCAGAGGAGTTTCTGATTGCGTTAGCGTTTACTAGGTTAGCACCATCAGTTCTTGCTACCTTAAGTACGCCACCATATGAAAGGAAAGAAGATGCACTCATCCAGTACTCATACTGAGCATCTGTGGAAAGTGGCTTTCCAAAAACATCTATTAGTTCGTTTTCTGTAGTGATATCAATTGGGTCATCTACGGGGCCAATTGCAAAGGGTCCAGCAATTGCACCGATATTATCTAATACATTATCAGCTCTTCCTACTGTTAAATCAACCTCCCTGACTAATACTCCAGGAGATAATTGAGGAGTCGCCATGTTTTTCTCCGTAATCTCAGATTAACTGGAAATATTTATTAAAAAGAGTATTTCCAGTGGGGAAATGAGACGTGAATATTTACCAATCAGGATAACCCCAATCAATTCGTGATGATGGATACTTTTTCTTAATAGTGTTAACTCTGCTTATAGTGCATTCCTTACACTCGTATGCATATGAAGAAGCAACTGCTCCACGATCTTTACGTGTTCTATAGAATCCATCGATTAAATTTTTTGTTTCTCCACAGATTCTACATTTTCTATCAGTAAGGAATAAGTGTCCTAACTTTATTTGTTTATCTAAATCCATTACATATATTCCCACATGTATGAACGGTCTCCATATTCATCAACATACCATCTGTCGCCATCATCATCAATAAAACTACTTTCATCCAATCCATCAGATATAAATCCAAATGGAGACATATCTTGTTCTATTTGATTTTTTTGCTCCTCATATAGACGTTTTCTTACATCTTGATCGGTAAGTTCTTTGAAGTAATCCTGAGCAACTAACCAAGCATATATCACTAAGCACATGGCCAAGTCATCATTACATCCCTCTTCCGCTTCAAATGAGTTATGCTTTTGAATAAAAGTAGTCAACTCAGAGATTATTTCATAATCATTTAAATATAACTTGTCCTCCTCAATCATGGTTTTTAGATTGAGGCATCCAACTTTTTTAACTGTTTTGGACATCTTAACACCAAGTTGCGTTTTCTTTCCAGAAAATCCTTGACCAACTATCTGACCTGCTCTACCTCTCATAGAACACATAAGAAGATTATTATATTCCAGGTCATACTGAAGAATACTTGCTACTTGATCTCCAACATCATTTACTTCACATAAAATATATGCACTGTTATATGCTGTTGCTGCTTCGTGAATTATGCTCGGAAAAAGCATTGGTTTTATTTCATTATTTCGATATTTTGCAACTACCCTATGTGGAAATTGTGTGATATCAACAATAGCAAATGCAGAATAATCATTTCCAACACCTCTAGCAACATCTACTGTTATTAAGTAATCATGATCTTCTTCAGGATCAACATAAACATCTAAACCAGCACTACGTGTCTTTGGATGATCGTAGACAAGGTTTCTAAGTTTACTTGGTGCAATGAGAGTATCTACTGAACCTAAAAATTCACATTCAAATTCTACCTTAAATTGTTGATCACTTGTATTAGCGATGGTTTGTTTTTTCCATTCCTCATCTCGGCCAGGAACTTCTGACCAATGAACATCAGTAAAAATATATTCATTCTTACCCTTTTCGGCATCATGCCACATTCGGTAGAAGTGATTCATACCGTGTGGAGTTGAAACTATAATAACCTTAGTTTGTTTACCGGAAGTAATTGTTGGATATACTGATGCGAAGAAAGAGTCTGCAATATGGTTTGGGACGAAAGCAAATTCGTCCAAGAATAGAATGTTAAATGACATTCCTCGGACAGCAGATGCTGATGTGGATGCCGCTAAAATCTTAGAACCATTTTCTAATTCAAGAGATCCCTTATTCCAAGAAACAATCCCCTGTTGCATCCATTTAGGAAGATTTTCATAAGCAGTCTGCAATCTATCCAAAAGTTCTCTTGCCGTCGCTGCTTTGTTGGCAAGAATACCAATATTTACATTATCATTAAAAACTGCATAATGAAGAAGGAAAGAAACTACCGTTGTTGACTTTCCAGTCTGACGAGGCATCTTACAGATATTAAATCTATGTTCATGAAACCTTCTTACTAACTTTTCTTGGAATGGATACATCTGGAAAGACTGCAATCCATGGTCTAGAGTTACAATCTTTACGTAATTTTTGGCAAAATAAACCGGGTCATCTTTACACTTAACAAACTCTAGAACTTGTTCTTGTGTAAATTCAATTGGCGTATTTGCCTTCTTGAGCAAAGGGTTGCCCAAATAAACATCATTAGACATACTCATATCCTCTATCTTTCCAATTTTTCATTCTATAGTGCAAACACTGTAATGATATATTTAATTGTTTTGATGCATCAGTTAAAGATTCATAAACAATGTCTTTAATTTTTATTTTCTTATTAAAGTGACTATTATTACTTCCTGGAATGTTATTGCCAAATCTTCTACCTTTTAATTTTTCGCTTCTTTTTTTCTTTGTCTCTTCACTTTGTTTTTTTCCAGTATTATGTTCTACTGCTTTCATTAAATTTTTCATGTAGTATTCATCTCCGTGCCATACTTTTTTGTGAAATTCTGGACTGCAGACATACAAATGTTCAGGTATGTCTCTTCCACCCTCACTTCTTGGGGGAAAATGATGAACATGCATTCCTACCATTTGTTCTTTAGTTAGTCCCCAATGTTTCCTGGCAATATTTCTTACAACTACCGGGTTTAACCTTTCTTTCGGAACTTTTATTATTGCAAAACTCATAATAAAAAAACCTTAACTATTAATTACAATTCCATCTACGGAGTGCTTTGTTGATATTGCTATCAGGGTCTCTTGCAGTTTTTGCACTTGTCAGTTTAGACTTCATGCCCCTCATACGGCGGCAAAATGACTTACGACGCTCTGCCCTTTTACCTGATGGATTTTTCTCAGTAACTGCAGTTTGTAACTTTGAACCTGGATTTTCTCTACGATATGCTTTTACTGCAGCAGGACTTAATCCATCAGTCTTATCTTGCCTGTTTACCTTTTGCCAATCTTCACTCATAGGTTTTACATAATTTTTATTTGGACCAGACTTTGCAAAACTACCTCCTTGAGGTCCAACTGCTTGAATTAGAGGAGCGCCGGGTTGAATTTCTGAGACATAGTGGTTAACTAATCTACAATCAGGATAGACTTTCTGTAGTTCAGCAGTCAGTTCAGATCTAGAAGGCATCTTAGTCTGAGGGAAAAACATCTTAACACCATAATACTTTCCTCTCCAAGAAAGAGTAATTGCAATCACATTTCCAGTTTGTGCTTGAAGCCTAGATGCCTCATCAATTTGAGATTTAAAACCTTTAATTGGTTCTGGTTTAATCAGATCTACAACTTCTGCAAATGTATTCCCATCAGCATCTTCAATGGTAACATCTTCTGCTTTTACACATCTATTATATTTTTTTCCAAATAATGTCTGTGTTCCTTTCTTTTTATATCCAGGCCAACATTTCATTTCTTCAAATGATGATTGTTCTTCCATTTCACCACTATCAATATAATCTGCGGCAGTATCAATATAATCTGCTGCTTTGGTTATTTTTGATTGAACCCATGCTTCAAGATCTCCTTCACCCATTTCAACTTTTGAACGAAGTCTTTTTACCGCATCTTCAATGGTCTTCAACTCAGATCTAGCCATTGAATATTCTTCATCCTTTACGGAAACCTTATCCCACACTTTACCACCATAGGTACATTCTGATCTAGTTTCCCTCTTTTTGCACATTGGGCAATATCTTTCTTCTTCGTGCATATGGGTCTCCTCCGTTTTAGTTCCCCAGTTTGCAGCACCAACTTTACGACACTTCACTAATGCTCCTGAAGCATAAGCACTAGGCCAAACCGAGTATCTTGACTTTACCTTATGATAGCAAGCATCCTTTTTACCACTACCCTTACCTGGTTTATCTTTGACTTCTTGTAGGTCCATTTCTTCAGTTCTTACGTTGGTTGGTTTTGCTCCACCAGTCTTTTCTGGTTGATTTGGATCTAATCTATTTTTTCTTTTTCTTGCGGATTCTTCCTCATCCTTAGAGAGTGCTCTTTTCATCTTAGAACTTCCACATTTTGGTGTAGAAGTTTGTCCTGGTTGCCGAGCACATGGTTTTCCCGCCCATTTTCCACCAAGTTGAACCCACCCCTTCTTTCCATCAGAGGACTTAGATTTATTAAACCAGTCGCGGAGACCTTCATCTCCGGATTTAGTTTCTTCTTTTACATCTTTAAACTTTTTATGATGCTTTTTAGCATCTGCTTCCATCTTCTTCAAGCGAGTATAATAGTCTGGGATTTCATCAAGATGCTGAAGAGCAATATCTCTTGCTAAATCATGATCCTTAGTGTGTTCATGTTCAATTGGTTCTCCCATATCAAGTTGCTTTTGTATGAAAGAAACATCAAGACGATGCTTCCTTGCAATTTGTTCAACTGTTTTGTGGGACTTAAGTTTGGGCATCACTCAACTGGTTTTGATTTAGTTTCTTCACCTTTTGCTCTTTTGGATCTACCTGCACAGTGTGCTTTTTGTGAAAATCCTTTTGGATTGGAGCAATCAATACTCTTTTTATATTTATTGCTCCAGTCTTCTTGAAACTGTTTAAACGTTTTCATTTTCAGATTGTTGTTTTAAAAATTTTGCTAGATCTGCAGTAGAACCAACGAACAGTGCATTATTAACTGTTGTTGGTCCTTTCGGTTTATCTTCCTCCACATCCTTTAAAATTTTGTGAACGAGTAAGATTTTATCTGCTATTTCGCCAGCATTCTTCATTAACTGTCCAGCAACCTCATATGCCCTAGGCATATCACTTTCTTGTGCAAGTTCAAGAATTCCGTTTAGTGCTTCCTGACTTTTTTCCATCAAAGAATATAAGTTACCTCTAGCATACTCATAATCTTTTTCAATATCACTTTTCTTATCTTTTGCATTATCTTCATCTAAAGACTCTTGTTTTTTTGCAAGAGTCTTTAGGTCTTTATCTATAGTATCAAGTTCCGTTGAAATAGATTCACTGGAAACATTGAACACTTCATTTAACTTTTCAAATTTTTTACTCATAAGTTTTAACTAAAGGAAATACCAAATCCAAAATCATCTCCAAATTCAATTAAATCGTTATCCGCATCAGTAATAAGTTTTACTTCTGTTCCAGAAACGTGAATTGAAATTGGAGTTCCATAAGACCCTCTTTCTACAGTTAGAATGTTTCCAGACTTTTTAGTAACCTGTAAGGTCTCAGCATCAATTGTAATGTAACTATTTAATGTTATTGATGAAGCATCTGAAACTGTAACTGTACCGCCGTCCAATTCAAGATCTTCTGAAATTGTTGTAACTGTATTATCAGTATAACTCTTCGATGCAATTGGTTCAGCACTATAAGTAAGATCTCTTGTTGTAGATCTGGTATCCCCAGATGTAAATCCAAGAGAAACCTTTTTGATGATATCGTCCGAAGCAGAAGAAATAGGTCCAAACAGGTAATTCTTTGCAGTAAACCTGAGCGTATAGATTAAAGCTCTTCTATTAGTAAAGTCACCTTCATAATCATCAGACATTGAAATACTATTCAAAGTCACTGGAACATCTCTCTTTTCACCAATTAAGTTCAGTAGATTAATACTTATGGTATATGATGGTCCAAAATAAGGCAATATTTGCTCTACAATCTGCAACATATCATCATCCAATTTAGTCATTATACTTAATTCAAAATCCATATTATAAGGAACCGGCATATATGCCTTCCTGATATCTGTTTTGTCTGATGTAGTTGGACTTAAAAATGTTTGAGTTGAGGTAACCTTTCTACCTGGATCATAACTTAATCCTACCAGTTCAAAAGACATTCTTGGTAGAGTAATTTGAACTGGTTTGTTTAAATTTGGTTGCTGTTCGACACGAGCAAGAAACTTTTGAGTTGGACCGTATGCTATAGGAACCTTAATTAGAGATATTACTTCCCCGCTATCCTTCTTATGTTTTACTGTTATACCATTAAAAAGAGTTCCAAAACCAATAATAGTTTTTCTCAGGATCTCGTGATAAAAATAGTCAAACATAGTTCTAGTTGATACATAGTACTATTTAACTATTTAATAATTTAGGGAATTCCAAATGGGTTTTCTTCACTAAAATCTAAAATAGCATCTGCTTCTATTTCAATCTGTCTGTTATCAGCAAAACGATCTTGAGTATCTCCACCAGAGTATGCATCATCAAGATTACCTTTTGGACCTAAGTTATCGGTATATGCTTTTCTTATCGAATATTGTGCAGATGATGTTTGTCCAATTAAAGTTTCTCCTGGACTGAATATACCACTGATATTCGATACCTCTAATACCTTAGTGATAGCATTCCAACTCTTAACTCTCGCCGTTGAACTGCTTGCACTTCCTACTACTATCTCATTGTATACATAAGTACCAAATCCAACATAGATACTCGGTGCTCCAATTGTAATAGTTGGTGTGACAGTGTATCCAACACCAGAATTTGTAATTCTGATTTGAGTTACTTGTCCGGAATCATTGATGATTGCAGTTGCCGCTGCAGATACTGTAGAAATACCAACGAAAGATACTGATGGTGCAATTACATATCCACTTCCACCGTCAGTAACTGTAATAATACCAACTATACCATCTCCAATAGACGTTATTCCAGTAGCGCCTGAACCTCCACCACCAGTGAAAGAAATTTTTGGAGCAACTGTATATCCTGCACCGGGATTTATAAGTTCAACTCCCTGAACCCTAAGTCTAGTATCATCAGGTTCGCAGATATCTACAATTCCACCTAACATTGTAGCAATTCCAGTTGCGGTAATGCCTCCAAAAGGAGCAGAAGAGAATGCAACTACCGGTGCTGAAGCGTAGTTATTTCCGCGATTTGTTATAGTTACAGACCTTACTCCACCATTTACAATACCAGTTACTGCTGTTGCAGTGGTTCCAATTCCTACTAGTTGAAGAGTTTGAATAATCGCATCCTGTGCGGTATTATCATCAATTTCATCAACACCAGTATCAATAACTTCATCTTCATATCTAAAGAGTTCACATCTTAGTTCGTAAGTATATAATCCTTGCAGTTGATAGAATGGTTTTTCGTGCTCTACATATTTTATTTCAAATAAACGATCACCTAAAGGAAAATAAATTAAGTCTCCTTCTTTCGGTCTTTTGGATAGTTTTATATTTGATTGGTCTTTAATCAAAGGTTGAATATAATTTTCCCATCTTTCTCTTGAGATGATTATTGTTAAATCATCAAGTTCTTGTATACCAAACTTTGATAATATTGTTCCTTGGCCACCATAACCCTCATAGGTATCTACATATGCTTCTATCGGATAAGCATTGTTGAATTCTGATTCAATAACTTCCTTTATAATTGTCCTCTCGGTAACGTATTGGCGAGGAAGATAATAAACTTCCACACCATACATTCTCAGTTGTTCATTTATTAGATCTTGTATAAGACCTTGTTCTCCTTTAGAACCTTGTAGAAAGAATGGATTAAGCATAATTTACCTTAGCCAATCATATCTAGGGGTGGAAGTTCATAAGTATTAGACATTTTCTCCATCAACATATCAATTTCTCTTTGAGCATCATCAAACATCTGTCTACCATTCAATTCCACACCACCCGGAAGTTTTACTCCAGTAAATTTCATCATATTCTGACCCCATTGCCTCTTAATAAGGGAAGTTAAGTAAGGTTTAATGAATGAGTCATTCCACACCCTAGAGTAATCATTAGGATCAAGTGTTGAATAACAATCAATAACAATATATTGACCAGGAGAAACAGAACCCCAGTCGATGTCCAAGTATAACCTATCCTGTCTCTTATTAAATCTTATTTGTTTTTGCGTATTTAATAAGAAATTTAAATCTTCCAAATATGTCTTTACCATTGCATAACTTAAAAGTTCGGTTGTTCCCCAGTAATAAACATCATTCAGGAATAACTGATACTTCACACTAAACATATTATTTGTAATAGTATTAGCACCATCAAAGGTAAAAATCTTATTGATTCCTATAATATTCGGTGGAACCTGAAGATAATTACTATTTTCAGTGTATGTAAAT